GATTCAAGTAGAGTTGTTCTTGTGATTGATTGTGCTGTGCCCTGTGTGTTCAGTGGATTAGGTCCGTTTCTAAACTGCATTGCATCATACATTATCTGCAATCCTTCTGCTGTTGATGCCAAAGGTGCCGCCAATGTTTCTGCTTTCAAGTTCTTTGCAAAGTTTCTTGTGGCTTCAATGCGAGCATCATACTTGTCTGCCCACACATCTTTGATTGATTGTTGTTCTTTGGCTGTGTCAATGCGGGGTCCTGCCATCTGTTCTTGCAGTTGTTGTACACTATCTGAGTACAGCGCCATCATACCCTTCATTTGTTCTTGTGTCAGTCCATAGTTCTTAAACACCGCAGTTGCTTCTCGTTGTTGTTCTTCTGACATTTGCAATCCCATATCACCCACAAATCCATAATCATATTCATCTGGTGCTTTGGGTTGTGTGCCAATTTTCTTTTCTAATTCAGAATAGCTCTTTGCAAAGTCTTCTGGTGTTTTGAATTTTTCAGGCAACCATTGTGGACGTTCCGCGTCTGTGGTTGCGTCAGTGTTGGCTTCTGTCTGTGCTTGTGTTTGTTGCAACAAGTTCTCTGGTTGAGCTTGTGGTGTAGTTTGTTCTGTTGTTTGTTCCACAGGCTGTTGCTCTGTGTTGTTGTTTTCTTCAGTCATTGTTTATTTCCCTTCAATAATTTGCTGTGTGTTGGGTCTGTCTCGTTCCAACATATTGTCTATGCGTTTGAGCAAGGCTTGTTGTGCAACTTTGTACACACAAGCATATGGATTGGGATTATCACTATCTATTCTGTGTTGGTTTGCGATGCGTTGCAAGTCCCAATATATTTTTTTGCCTGCGTCAGTTTCAAAGACGTGTTTGTATGTTTGTTTCAGTTCGTTTGGTTTCATTTTAAATCCTTCGCTACGGTGTAACCACGTAAGGTATAGCCTTTGCGTTTTGCCCAAGCCAAATAACCTTTGCGTCCGTCCCACGTGTTAATACTTATCTGTTTGCAGTCATTGTCATTTGCCCAATACTCCAATTGATGTAGCATCAAATCTATGTACTTGGCTTTACAATGTTTGCGTTTTAATATTCCAACCACCACACAATCTCTCTGTCGCACCCACATATTGTGTACCCATTCTGCCACAAGCAAACAAAGTAGTTCACCTGTTTCTGCATCTTCTACACCTGTGGTGTATCCGTTGGGTTGCAAGTCCAATTGTATCATCCAATTTAACCATTGCGGATCGTAGTCGCCTTTGTCATCGCCTTCTACTTGTTGCTGTATCATATCGTGTAGGATCCACCAACCTTGTGGGTTGTTGTAGTCTGCACCTGATACCAATTTAATTTTAGGTTTGCGTTTCGTCTGTTGGAGGTTGTTGTTCATTTGATATTTGTGCCATTCCTTGTAGTTGCTGTTGCTGTTGCATTTGCTGTTTCATTTGTTCAACTTCACGTAAATCTCTAATTACATCTGGTGACATATCCCCTTCGCGTAGAATATTTCTTGCCAATTTGGCAACATCAACTTGCATCATTGCATCTGGTCCAAGTTGCGATACCATTTGTAATAGTTGTAAATCACGTGTTATAGTTTGCATTGCAGTACCTTTACGTACTGCTGAATTAACCACGTATGTGAATGTACCTTCATCTGTTACAAAGTCTGGTACAATGCCTCTGATTTGTAATTTAGTTACAAGTGTTTTGATAAGAGGACGTAGCAATTCGTTTTCTAAACGTAGTCCGTGTGGTCCAATACGTCTAAAAAATTCTGCTTGTCTTGCCTGCACTTCTGTTGCAGTCATTGTTGGTGATTGTGTTGGTGGTAACAATGTGTCTGAGTACAACATTCTTCTAATGCTTTCTCTTTGATCCTCTACCGTTGCCATTGTTAGGTTAAAGTTACCTGCAAATGGAATTGGTGTAAGAGGTGAATCCACCGTTACAACATCACCTGGTTGTAATTTCATATTTGAATAGTTTACGGTTGTGTCTGATGACACTTGCCAAGCACCTAAACCTGCCCAACTTGCCTGTGTTAAAATTAATTTTGCAACCTCATTTGCTACTCTAATGTGTGGTAATGCACTACGTACAGGACTTTCCCCCCATACTTCGCCAAGTGTTTTACCAAATCTAAATATTATAAATGGATTAACAGGTGTAAATGTTTCTTCAACCGTCATCATATCTTTGCCAATATGCACACTATATGTCATATCTTTTTCGCCTGTTTTTCTGTGTACGCATTCTAAAACTTTTATTTTCTTTTCAGGTTCTTTCTTTGCGTCCATTTCCATTTGCGGTATGTTGTAACCATATCTTTCATACACATATTGTTGTGTTTGTTCGTGTTCTCTAAACACCGTTTCAACTTCGTCTTTGTAGTTTGTAAGGAAATACAATTGGCTTGTAGGAATAGCCATAAAATCAAGTTGTCCATTTTCTTGCATTGGATCATACAATGCTATTGCACCTGTGCCTGCGATTACACAATCTTGTAATGCTTCTGATACAGCAACATAAAAATTACCATCACGCAATGTTTTGAAAATTGTTTTGTTTGTAATGTCTAAAATATTTCTTACGTCTGGTGCTATTGTTTTTTTTATTTCTTCACGTGCATCTAAATATGCCCATTGTTGGTTTTGTGGTATAAGCAAGTTTAAGATAGTTGATACTAAATTTTGTACACCATCCACTGCTGTCATATCATATAGTTTTGTTCTATCTGTATTTGATTCCATACTTCTCCAAATATCACGTTGTGGATATGTAAATCCGTATGCTTCGCTTATTTCTTCTTCGTGCTTTTGACGTGCGTCTTTTGCCTTTTGAAATAATCTTTTGGTATAGTGTCTATCTGTTTTCATCTAATATAATAAGTTCGTTGGATTGTAAAAATCATCAGTTACACCTAAATAACCTGATGGATTTGCAATCAATTGACTTCTTCCTCTACGTTTACGTTGTCTACTTCTTTCTTCACTTGCCGCAAATCTGCCTTCTGCCTCTCTTGCTTCTGCATCTGCTTTGTCTTGTGCTTCTTTACGTGCCTGCTCATTAGCTCTTGCCACTTCAAGTGGATCTGGCACTTTTGGTTTTGAAAATATTCCGCCCATTAAAAGTTTCCTCCTGTTAAATCTTGTTTAGCACCAAAAATATTGCCAACCATTCTTGTTAAAAAATTACCTTTTGGTTTTCTCTTTTTCAAATCAACCTGTCCTTCAACTTGTTTACCTTGTGCTTTCATAGTTTCAGTAGCAATTTCATTTTTCTCTGCTTGTGTTAGTTCAGTACCACCTTTGTAAGTGAATACTTTGTCCCCGCCCGCGTAATGATTACGTTTCATATTATTACGCATCGCACTACCAACTATGCCGCCACCTGGCACAAACATAAGTGGTATGCTCATTATATTTACAAACTTTTGCTGTGACTTAACTTGGGCTTCAGACAATGGTATACGAGACATTTCCGCTTCATACTCTTTTCTGCCTCTACTTGTCATAACTATGCTACCACTTTTGGTACGGAGAGCGTTGCCTTTGCTATCCTTTACATAGTTGCCTTCTCTATTCGCCACAGCATCCCAAACACGACGGCTATCATCACTGCCTTTCATACGGTTTGGATTGGCAATCTGTTTTTTAGTTATATCTTGTGTAGTGTTCTGTATTCTAACTTCTGTTCTTGCACTTTTATTGCCTCTAATGATTGCATCAGAATAAATTGGTGCTGATGTTAGATTAACACGTGGTTTATTTCTACTGCTACCACCGTTTCCGCCACTACTTCCGCTACTTCTACCCATTTAAAATAAACTATTCCTTCTTGCGCCTGTGAATTGTTCACTTACGCCTAACAAACTAAAATAATTTCTACCAAGTCTTCTATTACGTTGTTCTCTTTGTAATAAAAATATTGTTGGATTTAAAATTTTACCTGCGCCTGTACCATCATCTGCAATTGGTGTTGGTGTTGGAGCTGGTGTTGGTGTTGGAGCTGGTGTTGGTGCAGGATTATTATTTCCTCCGCCGCCTCCGCCGCCTCTGTTGTCATTATCTCTATTTCTATTTGGACTGCCCACTCTAACTAAATCTCCACGTGATGTGAAAATGGGTCTGCCGCTTGGTGTTGTCACATAACTTCTACGTGGTGTACGTGCTCTAACACTTGGTGGTGGCAAACTTCTACTGCTACCGCCACTGCCTCCACTGCTTGAACTTGATCCGCCCATCTCTGTTGACTCCTTATAGTGTGTATTTATGCGTTTACCTATTTGTGATATTTGCTTTACCACCTGCCATATGTAGTGGGCTTTGTATTAATGGTATTTTTGAAACATCCACATTAGGATTTGGTAATTTAGACAATGCAAGTGAAACAGCATCTATGCAGTCATCCATTTTGTTGTATGGAAACTCCTCTAATTGACTCATAAAATGACTTTTTTCTAACACACGTTTATGAACACGCATTTTGCCCATTTTAATTACAGGTTCTAATTGCTGTGCCATAAAATTAAGTTTATTGCTGTTTCTAAATTCACCAATCACAATAATTTTCTTTTTCATTTCACGTGCTTTTCTATTCAATTCTGTTTTTAATGTTGGTGAAAAGTTTTCTTCTAAATAAACGTGTCCAATTTTATATCTATCACAAGCAACAATTATTTCTTCACATTGTTTTTCAAATTCTTTGTTTTCAGCACCACTTAATTCAATAACATCGTGTACATAAGTAACACCTTTGTCATCACGTGCTGTTATTGCCAATACGGAATCGTCCCGCCCACGTAATCCTAATGCAGGATCCCAACCTGCACACATTCTTGTTATTTGATTGTCACCAATTCTAACAACAGGCAAATAGTTGCCCATTGGTTGTGGTATATGTTGGAAAGTAAAATCTTGTTCGTATATTTCAATTTTACTTGTTTCAATAAGTGATTCATATGTACTGCTTGGTATAAGCAAATATTGTGATTTAAAAT